CTGCCAAAGCAACAAAAATCAAAAAAGCAATAAACACCTGCATTCGTGAAGATGTTCCCATCCTTGAAGATTTGATTGCAGAAAAATGTGATTGTGATGTCAACCTGATTCGATTGTGGAAGTTGGTATCATCAATCAAGGATGATTTGTTCTGCTTTATCTCTGAAGATGATGACATTGTTTGTCAGATTGGTGATGAACAGTCATTGCATGAAGGTTATGTTATCACAAACAAGTTTGGTATGTTCAAAGTTGTTGACCGCGAAGAGTTTTCCCGTGCCAACTTTATCATGGAGAAAACCTGGTAATGCTTACTGTAGCTGGTAAAGTGTCCCAGTAGTATGAACACAATTTACGCAAACTCCACTCACACTCAAAACATTATGACCTTTTGTGCTCCTGAACTTAAAGCAACTTATCTCACTGAATGTTTGATTGAAGTGTTGAATAATCAGTGGAAGGTTGATGCGATTGAATCCAGTCGCTCTGTTTATACTCAACTTGAGTATGAAGTTGGTCGTAAATATATCAAAGTTTGGTCTTATCTTGTCGGTGATGAAGGAAGAATCAGAGGACGAAGCTGCTGGATGTTCGTTGATAAGAACTCTGGTGAATGTTACAAACCAGCATCATACAAAGCACCTGCCAAAGGTGTCCGTTATCTGATCACTCAGTTGGCAGATAATCCTCACGTTTGTGATGCTTACGGTTCCTTCTTGTATCTCTGATGAATGATCTTTTTCCTGATCTGCAACAACAACTAAACAAACTTTCCATCAGAAAAATGCAATTCCAAGTTACTGACATTGCCTTTGATTTTAGTGATGATGCTTATGACGAACTCATCACTGATGAGTATAAAGAAGAACTCCGTGATGGTGTGTTTGGCACTATCTGGGAGGCAGATGATGGTGATGATCTAATCGAAGAGATCACATCTGCATCAGGTTGGTGCATCAAATCCATCGATTATCGTCACGTTCTAAAATGATTACCAAGTCACAGATTCTTAAAGTAATCAAAGAAACTGCAGAACCACACAAACTAAACAGGGAGGAAAAGTTTCAAGTTTTTGCTAATGTATGCGACAATATGTTAGCAGAGGGAAAAATCACTACTAAGCAACACAAATCCTGGACTAACATTTTTTAATTATGAACACTGATGATCAACTGATTCGTATCATCGACCGACTGACAGATGCCGTGAATGTTTGTTATTCTGTCGAAAACGCAAGTTATGAAGAAAGGAAGAAGAATCCTGATCTTGCGTATCCCTTTGCTGCTGGTTATTCTCGCAGTGCAATGAATGGTGCCATTGATGATTTGAGTGACATTGTATCACAAATTAGAAAGGGTGACTAACTGTAGCTTGTAAAGTGTCCTAGTTGCATGAGAAACACTCCTGACAACATCCGCGCTGCTGCTATCCTAAAGCAGATCAAAGGTTACAAGGTTGAAGACAACAATGGCAATCAATATAGCATTGCTGATGTTAAGTGCTTCAACGGTGAAGTTTCATTCATCGGACTAAAAAATTCTGGTGGTGATGTTAAGTATGCCACACTTAATTGCTATATGGAGATGGCATCAGTGGCATGAGTTATGCTCACTGTAGCTTGTAAAGTGTCCTAGTAGTAAGTTCAATCGCTTTTTTTCTAAATGCAACTCACTTCCAAAGATGGCAACATGGTTGTTGACTTCTATCCTGTCAAGTTTGCCACTGGTGAGATTCACAATCGCTTGATGCTCAAAACTGTAACTTTCATGGGCAAATCACAGTCCAAGAGTTATATCAACAAAAAAGATTTCTCCCGTGAGGTTGAATCTCGTGTTGAGGGTTATGGTTATCAAGTAACCGACGAATCTATGATTCCTCAGTTATTCAATTCTGCCATGACTTGTGCCTGCTGAATGTCACTTATCAAATCCTATCTTCACACAAAAATGATGGACAACCTTGAAATGTTGACTGCTCGCGAACAACTAATGGAGGATATTGACTGTATCATTGAATCGAACTTCGGTGAGGTTGAATACAAAGATGATGTAATTCGTCAACTTTGTGATGCCGTCTGCAAAAACTTTCCCACTAAATGACAATGACTAAAGACAACATTATCGATCGTGATGCACTTCAAGATGCTATGATTCAGCAAATCTTGGATGATATGGACATCAAAACAATGATGGCAATTCTTTATGACAACATGAGTGAGAGTTATGATAAGTATTCGGTTGAAGAATTGATTGCAGAAGTAGAAGAATACTATCCAGATTTGTTAGAGGAAAGTAGCATCAGTGAGTTAGAAGCTTCTGCACCTGATTATGGAGTTGGCAAATGATTACATCATTTTGTAATGGTAATTCCTGGTCAAAGTTTGATGCTTACTATGAAACAGATTGTGAGCACGATGATTACATGACTGCAGAAGATTATGACCGAAAAGAATACTATCGTAACGGATGGGATGCTGAAAAATGTGATTCTCAACGATGGTAATCCTAACTGTAGCTTGTAAAGTGTCCCAGTAGTATGAACAACACTACCTACAACGAAATCCTGAAGATTTGGAATAGCGAAACCCCTGATGATTTTGCTATCTTCAGTGAGTTTTACTATGAAATGTTTGGTGAGGATTTTACCATTCCTTACGAAACTGATTCCACTAAGTCTTCCTTTTTTCCTTACAACTGAGTTACATTATGCAAGAAACTAAGTTCAATCTCTACGGCGAATTTATCCGCCCTAATGGTCATCAAAACTACGACATTCTGAGTTACATTGCTGAGACAAGAGAGGATGCTATTGCTACATGTAAGCGCCTCAATCCTCACTTTCACATTATCACAATTCAGGTAGATGATACAGCACCTGAAGTTGTTAAATTACAGTCTCTTATTTGATGAAAACAACAACTGCAACAACAACAAGAACTTACAGAGGTAGAGTAACTGTAGCTTGTAAAGTGTCCCAGTAGTATGAACAACACTATGAAAAACAAAATGACATTCCGTTATGCACTTTCTGTGCTTGAAGAAAAATATGATGCCACTTATCGTGGTACTAAAACTGTTAGGGAGATGTGTTCATCTTTGACTGATTGGATTAGTTGGGAAGGAGAATCTCCTGATGCAATTTATCATCAATTCGAGACTAAATCAGGTCCGAATACTATGGTCAAAGATGACCAAATCATCAAACTTGCAACTTCTTATTCCAAATGATTATCTATCAAGAATTGTCCAAAAACTGTGCCTATTCTATTGATAGTGAAGGCACACTATTCTATACCCCAATGTATCAAGATGGATCAATCAATTTAGAGGATTGGATTGAAGTTGAACCAGTTGATGAATTAGATGAAGAAGATGTCAACATTATTCATCGCAAATTGATTAAAATGTCCATGTCAATTGGAGAGTATTTTAAGAAACAATGAGAATCTTTTTAGTTGCCCTCTTTGTTATTCTTGGTGCTAATCTTGGTATTCAATTGTTAGATTCTAACATGTCCGAGATTATCAACGAACGCCGCGAAGTTCTAGAAAAATATCAACAACAACAAAACTAATCACTACTGTAGCTTGTAAAGTGTCCTAGTAGTATGATGAACAACAACCAACAACTCTCCGCTTCAGTCTATCGCCAACTCTTCACAGATGCAGAGTGGGATGCGATCTCTTCAGCACTCAAAGATTATGCTGATTATGGTGATGAAGAGGCAACGATTGCTGACTCCATTGATGCTAAAATCAACACTATCTTCCGACTGACTAAGTGATGGCAACTGGTATTCTTGTTCTTGTTGCTTATATGTTAGGAGCAGCAAATATCCTTTTGATTAACTACCTGAACAACAATGATTGAAATGACGATGATGACTTTTGAAACCGCACTTTTGAACTCTGATTATACTTACGATGCTCAGGCAGGATCATTCTTCAAAGAGGATTCTAAGGGAAATGTTCATACTTACATGCACATTGAGGATGATACTTGGAACTATGAAAAGTATGATGAGAATGATAAAGTTTTGGCATCCAAATCCTTCACTCTTTGATAACAACAACAAAACTAATCACTACTGTAGCTTGTAAAGTGTCCTAGTAGTGTAAGCAATCAATCAACTCACAAAACATGCGTAAGATCGAACAACAAATGATTCAAGCAATCAAGTCTGAAACTAACTGGAAGTCTGGTAATACTTCTGTTCATTACTCTGAAGAATATGGTACTTCTACTGTCTATCTGCATGACAGTCTGATTGCCATTGTTTCTGATAATGACATGGAAATCTTTGATGGTGGTTATCAAACAACCACTACAAAATCAAGACTTAATGCACTTTGCACTGAATTTTGTATTGATGGTGAAGGAGTCTTTCAGAAAGATTTCGCTTGGTATGTGAGAAAGTTTGTAGGTAAGATTAACGGACAAAATATCTTCAAGACTGAAGATTTTGTTTCTGGTTATGTCTTTGCATAACACCTATTACATACACTTAGAGAGGGGTTTTTACCCCTCTTTTTTAATGTCTACTTTTAGAGGGTTTTTATCACAAATTAGGGGTTTTTTATGCTTATAGATAAAGATTGTGCTTAAAAAGCCTTTTTTAATTAAAGCTGAAAGCTTTTGTTGTTATT